GGTTGTGCTTGATGTTGATGCTGCTCCTCTAAAGAGCACCTTTGAAGTTGTAGCCATTAGTTACTACCTTTCTTAGTATGCACCCATTATGTTCATAATGGTGTTGTCGTTCTCGGTTGCTACTGTTGCGTAGGCTGATAGGTCTACCTGTGACCATTCAAGTCCAGTAGCAGTTGATGTATTTACCTTTAAGTAATATCCATTAGTTCCTAGTGCTAACTTACCTACAGTATCTGCAGCAGTTCCTACTAGTAAATCTCCCTTTGCGTCAAAGATAGTTTCTTCAATAGCAGAGGCAAGTTCAAATGATGTAAATGTAATAACCTCAAGTACATCGCCAGATGCAAGGGCAGCCAAGGATGTAATGCTTGTTCCATTAGATGCTGTGTAATCAGTTGTTGGAACTAATAGAACACCATTCAAGTATACCTGTGCTTTACCAGGGATATAAGATAATGTTAAGCCGTTAGCATCTGTTCCTGTTACTGATGTTTCTCCGCCACTTGCATTAAAGCGATAGCGATAGATTGCTGCAGTTGAGGAGATTGAACCCCACTCAGAACCTGTCCAAGCATACATAGCATTATCTACTGAGTTCCAATAAATAGCACCTTCAAGAAGTGCATCACCATCATTGTCTACAGATGGGGCTGTTGACTTAGAGCCTAAGTATCTATCATCAAAGTTATCATAGGTTGTAGCAGCGGCAGCAGCGGAGGCTGCAGCAGCAGTAGCAGAACCAGCAACTGTATCTACATAAGCCTTAGTAGCAGCATCTGCGTTGCTTGTAGGTGTACCTAGGTTGGTAACCTTAAAAGTATTAGCATCTAAAGCGCCTAGTAATTGACCAGAGGTTCTATTTAGATATGTGCCTGAAAGGCTAATTGCTCCAGTGCTACCATCAACAGAAAGAACTGCATCTGTTGGAGTTAGTAACTCTTGCCAGTTACCAAATGTAGAAGCAGGAGTTGCTGTAAGAATAAATGATTTGTTAACATCTGTACGAACTGCGACGTCACCAACTTGAGCAGTCAGTGCAAGCATATTAGCCTGTGAGTTAACTACTGATGTTTCAGAAATAGCAAGTGCTGGAAGGTGATGGGTAGGAACTAATCCATTACCATCAAGTTCAGCAATACCATTTACTGCACCCTTCTGGCTATTAATGTAGCCAAGGGATACAGCATCACCACTGCTAGTAGGAGTAGCAAGGTTAGTAATCTTTTGACTGTTTAATGAAACAGAACCAGTAGGTGCTGCCATTTGGTCAAGGCGAGATGTTCTTACCTGTGTATCAAAATCTGAAATAGTTGAGGCTGTCTGTGTACCAGTATGGTTAGCACGAGCCAGTGGGTCTACCGCTAATTTGCTAAGTGCAATACCAGCAGAAGCATTAATATCTGAGTTAACAATAGTTCCGTCTACCAAGTCAGCAGATGTAATTGTTCCGCCAAGGCTTAATTTACTATAAGCAATAGCAGCAGTGCTGGATACATCATCATTTACAATTGTGCCATCTAGGATTTTAGCGGATGTAACTGCTCCATCTGCTAAATCACCAGCAACAATAGTTCCATCAGCAATCTTAGCCGAAGTAATAGCACCATCAGCAATATCACCAGTAGCAATAGTTGCATCTGCTATTTTTGCAGAGGTAATTGCACTGTCCGCAATCTTTGCGGTAGTAACATTAGAGTCTAGAATCTTCGCTGTAGTTACAGCGTCAGATGAAATCTTGGCAGCAGTTACTGCACTATCAACAATCTTGCCCGTAGTAATTGATAGGTCATCAATCTTAGTTGTTCCTACTGCGCCAGTAGCAATCTTACCACTTGTAATGGCAGAGTCTGCAATGTCTCCAGTGGCAATTGTAAGGTCAGCAATTTTAGCAGATGTGACAGCGGAATCTGCAATCTTTGCTGTAGTTACATTTGCATCTGTAATCTTTGCAGTAGTTACTGCATTAGCCGCAAGCATTGTAGTTGATACATTGCCTGTGCCAGTTGATAAAGTTACATTTGCAAGGGTTAATCCGTGTGCTGTTGTAGTATTTTCAATGTGGTCATTAGCCTCTTGAAGGTCTCGACCAATAATCATGTGTCGAACTACCGCACCAGCAGAGTGGCCTACAGCCGTTGAGCCATCCTTAGCACGTTCAATAGTTAGAGTGTTACCTGTAGAATAATTTTTTACATCTACAATTTCTTCAAGCGCCGTATCTGGGTCGATAACAACTGTATATGTCTCGGTAGATGACGGTGTTTTTCCACCCATCAACTGAGAACCAGAAATTACGGTTATGCTTGTATCGCCAGAGGCAATTCCTGAGGCTAGTGTCGTTTGTTGAGAACGAGATGAATATTTGCGTACTGTCATTTATTTACCTATCGGCTGTAGTGGACACGGATTGGGTATTGCGCTTGCTGCCTTTGAGTTTCCTCTTGTAGGCGTTGCACGTACAAAGCATAGAGTTGTTTTGTTGCACTCTGTGATGCTCCATAAGGTCGCTTGCTATCAGTCTCGTCAGCCTGTGGTGATATTTGAGCAGCACGTGCAGGGTCGAGATATGTTAGCAAACGATAAGATGCACCTAGGATTATTACATCTTTGCAAGATTCTGGTAATCCAGTTTGTGTTGCAAAGTCTTGTCCGTTAGTTGTAAACGCTACTGGGTCAGTAGCATAAATAACTTTGACTGTTCTTCCTGGTGTGATGAAGTCCCCTATTGTTACTGTCTGTGCTCCAGAACCAAACTCTGTTTCATCGGCTGCAGAATCCCAAGACCAGCGACGCACTGCTCGCCATTCTTTAGATGGTCCAACCTCTTGCCACATTAGGCTAAGGATATTTGATATATTTAAATCGTTAAAAGCATAAGTTGTTTCTGCTGCATTGTAAGTAAATGATGTGCTCTTTACAGCAAATAACATAGAACCAGCAGCGCGGATAGTATCATCGATTGCTCTCTTAATAGAAGAGCGTGGGAAGATAGGAGAGATAGTAACCTTGGAGTCAGCATTGTGTTGGGATGCTGTTGTTCCTAGATATCCTCTACCATATGGAGATACTGATGCTGTGTTACCAACTCTGTCAAATGTATCAATCCACATTAACTCTTCGCCAATTTCTACAACACCTTTACCAACGTTCTCAGTAGAACCAAGAGCCAAGATGGTAGGGGATGCAGAGGAAGATACTGTTGTAGTTACGCTACTTCTTAGGTAAGTAGTTCTTTCTTGCTGATAGGTATAACCTGATAGGTTGGTTACAACCTCATCAATCATATTAGATAGAGTAGTTGTCATTAGGCGTTTATACTCCGTAATGCAGCAGGTGCTGCTAGTCCTGTAGTTCCAGCAAGTTCATTGCATATTCCATCAATGTCTTTAAACTTGTCTCTTGTTCGTGCTGCTTGTGCTTTGATATTAAGAGCACCTACGGTTGCAAGTCCAGTGGTTCCAGCCCAAGCATTGGCTGCACCTTGTTCATCTAATCCAGTCGTTCCAGCAAGACGGTTAAGTTCTGCTGTTAGACTGCTACCTGCTTTACCAAGTGCCATATCTTTTCCTATCTAGGTGTAATGATTTTCTTTTCGGGTGTAATTAACTTTGACTTAGGCTCTTCTTTAGGTTTACCAAAGAATGCCTTATAGTAATGCTCATCAAATGAGAATCGTTTCATATGTGGAGCCAGTGCTCCAGTATGGCAATACAGTGGGACTTCAGCCTTATCGCATAGGGCAAAGAAGAATATATCTTCACCTATAAACTTAGCACCTCTTCCCATTTCCATAAAGATTTGACCATCAGGTGCTACTTCACGGACTTTAGGAACTATACTGCGGTGCATTAGAATGAACCCCATTCCTGCTGCATCTGCCTTAATCAATTGATTGTCTGGCAAAGGATGAATTCTGGCTAATCCAAAGCCACCTTCTCCATCGTTAACAAAATTAAATACTGTAGGCATCGGAACCATCAAAGGCTCTTCTGGATTATCTGTAGTAAAATATACTCCAGTAACTATAGGACGCTTTTCAGCATCTTTGTTATCCCACAGCAACTTAAATTTTTCTGGACTAATTACTACATCTGAGTCTACCCATAGTAGCCATTCATAATCAGTCTTGTCATACCAGTAATCAATTACTGTTTGACGCTGTCTTGCAATTTGATTGCCTTGACTGCGTAATGTAGACTCAAACTTTACACCAGACTTTAGCATTACATCTGCTACGCCTTGCATAAACTTTCCATCAACCATTCCATTATCGCACCATACTAGCGCAATAGAATCTTTTGTCCCCTTGGTACTCATATTACCACTTAACCTTATCCGCCCAGTAGGCTGCGCTCATTTTACCTTTAGCAATATTCTTGCCATGTCTAGCCTTAAAAGATTTACGTTTTGCTTTCATGCGGTCAGACTCTCCAGCCTTAGGAGCACCTGCAGTTTTTGCACCTTGCTCACCAAATCGGATAGTCTTTACTTTATCTCCTACTTTAGCCACAACTACATGTGACTTTTTAGGATGATTAGGAGTACGCTTTGGTTTATTATAACCAGATACTCCGATTCTTTTTAGAATTGAATCTTTCACTTCTTCCCCTTTGCTACTGCAGCATTGTCTATTAAGTTAGGATATGGTCTTCCAGCCTTTTTAGCCCTAGCCCTAGCAGCAGACTTTTGTGCTGGAGTTAATTTCTTAGAAGTTTTTTTAGCAGCCTTTTTCATTGGCTTGCCAGTCTTCTTGGCTTCGGCCTTTGCCATCGCCATACCTTTTGCTGTGTAAGCAAACTCTTTCATTCCTACTTTTGGCATTATACTTGTC